TTCTTGCCACAGGCAATATAATCAAGGAAGAATAACGGTTCACCACCTGCACAGGCGATGTCATTAACACACATTGCGACACAATCAATACCAACGGTATCATGGCGATCCATTTCAAATGCCACTTTCAATTTGGTGCCAACGCCATCTGTTCCGGATACTAAAGTGGGCTGTTCCATTGTCTTGAACGCCTCCATAGAAAATGCTCCTGAAAATCCACCGATATCAGTAAGCACTTCACTGCGCATCGTTCCGGCAATATGCTCTTTCATCAGTTCTACCGCTTTATATCCGGCTTCAATGTCTACTCCCGCATTCTTGTAATCCATGTTTTCCTCATTTCTGCGTTGCAATCGTAATAGTATTATATAAATCGGGAAATATCCCATAATGCAATTCATCGCAGGCAACGCACTACAACAAATGTATTGCATAAACATAGCAAATCTACTTTATTGTAGCACAATTCCTACTGTTTGTCATTGGAATTTTCTAAAAAATTCTCAAAAATATCACTTGTTTTTGTCAAAATAGCCCAATACGCTAACGGAATCCCTGCCGGCATAAACTGTAACTGCACCTTGTTCGGTAGTGGATAATATATGTGCAGATATGCTGTTTAGACGAGATAATAATTCCCGATGCGGATGGCCGTAACGATTATTTTTACCACAGGAAATGATCGCATATTGCGGTTGCACCTGCGCTAGAAATTCAGCACTGGTTGAATTTTTGGAACCATGATGTGCTACTTTTAGAATGTTAAATCTGGTGCCGGAACGCTTTAACTGTTCTAAGACATACCGCTCTCCGTCACCTTCCAGATCACCACATAATAGCATCTTTGTTGAATAATACGTAACTTCTAAAGTCGTAGAATATGCATTTGCAGAAGAAGCATCAAAAAAAGGTTTTGGATGCAGACAAGCAACAGATAATGCGCCTTTTTGCAGATGATCGCCGGCACATATTGTTTGAATCGGAATATCTGCCTGCTTGGCAGCAGTGATCATCTGGCGATATCCTTCTTCACTCTGCATTTCTTGCGATGGCAATGGTAAAAGAAGTTTGCGGATTTGGATATCCTGGCGTTCTGCAACATGCTTCATTAATTCCAGCTGACCGGATATATGGTCTTTGTCAGCATGAGTCATGATCATATAATCTATGCAGTGAATTCCTTGTGATTTGAGATATGGAATCAAACAATACTCTCCTATATTGTTTTTGCTGGTGCTTCCACCATCAATTAAAAATGTAGTGCCATCGGTGTGCTGCAGTAAAATACCATCCCCCTGCCCTACATCCAGAAAAACAGCCTTAAAGTATTTTCGTGGAACAGGAAAAAGCAGAAGGATAACGGCAGCAGTCCAGATCAGCAAAGGATAAGGCTTGATAATCGTGCGTTTATTGATCCATAGTAGAGATAAGGCAAGAATACTGTAATATATCACGATGCGAGATATTTGTGGTTGCCCGAGAATCAGTGAATGAATTGGCAATCGTTGGAACAGCCTGCACAAATATTCATAAAACGACAGAATGCAGTAGGTGGTGCCGAACAAAAAATGCGACATAAACGGCAGCCACAGACCTAGTATACATGCAACGCCGCCGATCAGCACCAGATAAGAAACCAGTGGCAGCACTAAGAGGTTCAGAAATATCCCGTAGACCGGAATCTCATAAAAAAAGAACAGTACGATTGGCAGTGTAGTTAGTTGAATGGCGGCACTGGCCAATAACGATTGTGTTGTTTTTTCCAGGAGAAGAAAGAGTTTACATTGGCATTTATCCAATAGCGTACCTTGCTGTTTTTCTCGTATCCAACGCCTCTTTTTGCGGAGTTTGGCGCGGCGCTTTTCGGAATCACCTACTATGATCATCTGCAGAGCGGGTAAAATAGCAGCAATGCCGAGCACAGCGAAATAAGATAATAAGAAACTGCAGGAATAGACAGCATAAGGATTTTGCAGTGTAATGATGCAGGCACTGATTGCCAGTGATGAAAGTAAATCGTAACTTCGATGCAGCAGATCTGCTGCGAATAACAAGAGCATCATGATAACGGCACGACTGGTTGAAATGCTAAACCCCGTCATTAGTCCATACGATATTAAAAATGATATGGTTGCAAGAATACTGATACGCCTCGGCAGCCGGCAGATAAGCAGCAGGCGAAAAATACCGAAACAAAAGATCGTGACATGAAGTCCTGTCTGGGGTTTTATCCTGTCTAATATAGATGGTATAACTTCTTATTAAAAAGGGATACCTAGCCCTCAAGGCTTAGGGGGACTATCCCCTATGGGATACGTTCCCGGGGATAGCTTGAAAATCGGATATTTTCAGATTTGTATAATTTGGCAGAATTGTTTTTATCTGTATTTCTATGTTTCACATATAACACTACTTAAGCCGAGCAACTTCTACTAAATCATTTTCCCTCACTTCAAACACTTTTAATGCTTCTGGAGGTACTGAATTTCCAGCAAGTAGTGATCCATATTCCTCTTCGTTATAAAAATAGATGGATATAAATCTTCTCAAAAAAGTAATATTATCATATATTTTTTTCGGTATGGTTTCTTCCATATAATCTGTGAAATCAAAGCCACAAGAATATAAGAGGCTTTCATACTCTCGGTAAGCCTCTCTATAATTCATTGGAGCAAAAGTTTCCATTTCCGACCAACGACTAGCATACTCTAAAACATAACACTTTCTCTTTTTAGCCATCCAATCATAACATAAATTGTATGTGGTAGAAAAGTGTCCATTTACTGCTGAACGGACATCATCTAGCGTATTCAATATTTCTGGGCAACTGCTAATGGTCGAATAGTCTTTCATTTCATTCAATGTTGCATGAATAAAGCATTCCACGGTTGCATCATAATAATATAATTTGGTTGCAAGATAAGTAAGTTTTTTAAAGCTATCACATCTTGAATATCCTGTGCAAATCCGTTCTCTGCCATTATAACATTCTGGACAGATTTCTTGGTCTCTCAATATTGGATATGTTTTTCCTTTAATTTCTATTTTGTGTTCATCAACATTCACTTTAATTTTATGTTCTAATAAAAATCGAGATAAAGGGGTGTCCTCTTGAAGCATGGTCTTCAAATCAAGAATACCTTTATCCATAAAGGAATGGATTTCATCTTCTGTAGATGTTGTCATATGACGGCACACTATCTGCATTTGACTGCTATCGTATTCGTTTAATTTTAAATCAAACTTTTTCACCAATGTTTCCGGTGATAATGTATCACGGTTGACCTTAATAAAATAATCCTCAACCGTTTCCTTATCCAACCTATAGTATTCACAGAATTTTTCTACAAGCTCTGTTGCACTATCGTTAAAAAAATCAAAAGTTATCATAATGTCTCCTATGATTTTAAATGTATTTGAGTTTATATTATAACAAAAATGGTGTGGCTGTCCAACCATAGTCACACCATTTTTGTAATCCATTTATTGGTTATTTTCTTTCTTTGCAAAGAATGCACCGTAATCAAACATCTTCATGCTCTGATATCTGCCGATATCCAGCAGGGAAGATATAATTATCTCCACGTCCTTATCTTCCCCGGACGGCTCATGCAGTCTGTTGCACAACCTTTCATAAGCAGCAAGCATCTGGGCGTATAGCTGTTCGCAGTATTTTCCTTCTGCAAATTCATCCTCCACCACTTTACTTTCCTCAATCTCGCACTCATCCAGATTGTAAGCACCATTCATCAGATCGTAGATCACTGTTTTGAATTTCTTATCCCGTACACTCATATACATCCTCATCACTTTCTTTGCCGTAAAGAATGCATAGAAAAAGGGAAAGCAGCCATTTCAGATACAATTGAACTGCTTCCCCTTACTTTTTCAGCGTTCTTACGAAGTTCATCAAGATTCTCCGTTCATCCGCATTCAGGTCATCCCATATTTCCAATAATTCTTCTTGCTCATCTGTCAGATCAGGCCGCATACCTTCTCCGGCAAAAAACTGTGCGATTGATATTCCGAATGCATCGCAGATTCTTTCCAAGGTTGGTACTGTCGGTATACTCTTCTTGTTGATTATATTTCCCAAAGCCGTCTGTGACATGTCAGTGAGCTGTGCAAGCCTGTATTTGGAAATCTTGTGTTTACTGCATAATTCTTTTACCCTCTTTGGTATGTACTCCTCTGTACGCAAGTAAGTTACACCTCTCTTCTATCTGTACGATATACATATTGTAACCGTTACGCAGAAGAATTATTAGAACCATATCTCTTTCGTAATTTACTCTAGTGTAGTGGAGTATATGGGTAAAAAAATATGAACGGCAGATTTATGCAGTTCAGTTTTGTATCATGACAGAACATTGATTTTCCTTGTTTCCATCATTCTTATATCGTCTTGTTTCAGTTATAAGCATACCATCTGCATCAGTATCCTTCAATAAAAATCGTTCGACATATTTCGCACTTTCCCATCCCCCTTGTTTTCCTTTTACTCCATTACGCTTTATTAAATTACACAACCTTTTTGCACTCATTGATAGATAATTTATCTTGCGTAAGAAAAAGAAAACAGGAGGTACTATTATGAATCAGACGCAGCAGTCATCTGTCGACCACCGACAGATAGGATATCGCATCAAGGAAGTAAGGGAGCAGAACAATTTCTCACAGGCAGAGCTTGCGGAAAAAACGGAACTCTCCGTTTCCTACATAAGCCACATTGAAAATGCAAAAAGAAAGGCCAGTCTGGAATCCATCATCCGTATCGTCAATGCCCTCGGCATTACCATAGATGAACTGCTTGCCGGAGTGCAGATGCACAATCCCACTGCATATCAGACGGATATCGATATTCTCATGGAAGAATGCTCGGAGAATGAGAAACGCTTCATCTTTGAGCTGATAAAAGCAAGTGTTGATGCCATGCATAAAAACGGCTGGGAGCTTGCATCCAAAGATGGGCAGAGGTAACGGCACATCATTTTCACACAAATTATTTTTCTTTGGAATAGACTATAGGGATATGCGTGTCCGTATGGTCTATTTTATTTTGATATGAAAATTTTATAATAAACTCATCATAAAAATGAAGGTGGTTAGTCATGAACGAAAATGAGCATAAGGCCGGTTCTGTTGCCGACCAGAAAAATAAGATCAGGGAACGTTATAAAGGTGTCAGTCTTGATGAACTTGATGTGATTCCAGCACTTCCACAGGAAGATATCTTTGCTGTTGAAAATGAACAGCGTGTTGCCGTATATGCAAGGGTATCCACGGATGATCCGAGACAAACATCCTCTTACGAACTGCAGAAAAACCACTATCATGATGTTATCAGTAAAAGTCCGAACTGGAAACTCGTACAGATTTATGCGGATGAAGGTATTTCCGGCACTTCCCTGCAACACCGTGACCAGTTCAAGCTGATGATCGAGGATTGTAAACAGGGCAAGATAGATCTTATCGTTACAAAAAGCGTATCCCGTTTTGCAAGAAATGTCGTGGACTGCATCGGATATGTCCGTGAGCTGCTTGCCCTTCCCCACCCTGTCGGTGTGTTCTTTGAAACGGAAAGGCTCAATACCTTTGACCCCAAAAGCGAGATGGTGCTTTCCTTCATGGCCACACTTGCACAGGAAGAAAGCCATACAAAAAGCGAGATCATGAATGCTTCCATTGAGATGCGTTTCCGGAGGGGAATATTCCTGACACCGATACTTCTCGGATACGACCATGATGAAGACGGCAATCTTGTCATCAACGAAGAAGAAGCCAAAATCGTAAAGCTCATATTCATGATGTACCTAAACGGATGCACCTGTCAGGAGATTGCCGATACCCTGACGGAACTTGGATGCATGACCAAAAAGGGAAACACCGTATGGTCACCCGGCTCTATCCTTCAGATACTGCAGAACGAACGCCACTGCGGCGATGTACTCGCACATAAGACCTATACCCCAAATTATCTGAATCACAAATCAAAGAAAAATATGCAGAACCGTCCGCAGTACCGTAAGCGCAACCACCATGATGCCATCATATCGAGGGATGACTTCATTGCAGTACAGAGGCTTATCAGTAATGCAAAATACGGAAATAAAGGACTGCTGCCGGAGCTTAAGGTCATCCCGGAAGGAGTCCTCAAAGGTTTTGTTTCCATCAATCCAAGATGGGCCGGATTTAAGGAAGATGACTATATCAATGCTTCTGCAAGTGTATATAACGGCACGGAACAGACTTCTACTTCTTCTGCCCCGGTAGAGGTACAGTCCGGTGACTTCGACCTCCGTGGATATGAAATTGCACGCTCCCAGTTTTTTGACAGTACGGACCGTATCACTGTCACTTTCAGTCAGGGAGACATCCGTTTTTCCTGTCCTGCCGTCCGAAAACTTGAAAGCACGCTTGTAGAACTGCTCATGCATCCGCAGAAACAGATTCTTGCAGTAAGGACTGCCGGAAAAGAATGCCGGAATGCCATGCAGTGGTCTAAAAAGAAAAGCGGGATCAGTTTTCCAAGGGGAATCAGCGGAACTGCTTTTCTCTCTACCCTGTACTCCCTTCTCGGCTGGAAGGATGACTGCCGTTACCGCATCACCGGAATAAAACGGGGCAAGGGAAATGATGCCATTCTGCTATTCAATCTGACAGAACCGGAAATATTCATACCAAATGACACAGTAAGCTCACTTCCGGAATCAGATACATCCGTAAAGCCTTTTACTGACAGCAACCGCAGGAATGTCCGTGCTTATCCGCCGGACTGGGCTGATACATTCGGCAGCAACTATTACAGCCACGCACAGGCACAGGAACTTGCCGGATTTGGAAAAGGCATGGAGCCTGACATATCCCATGCATCCGTCATATACAAAGACAGTGACATACAGGTCACCAGCAAAGATGACATAGAAAGAAATATCGAACAGATCATGTCCGATATGAAGGAGAATACAGATGAACACACAGACGAACAATGAAAGAAACACCATTTCCGTTGTGGAAGATGATGCATTCAGTTATGACGGCTATCAGGTAGTCCGTGGAGAATTTTTCGCACATACCTACGAACCGTCATTTACCTTTAATTCCAACAAAGTATCCGTAAATACCGCCTGTATCAAGAAACTGCCGGATACGGACTTTGTTCAGATACTTGTTAACCCGGACGAGAAAAAACTGGCAGTACGTCCATGTCAGGAAGACGAGAAAGATTCCTTCCGGTGGTGTTCCGCAACATCAAAACGGTCACCAAGGCAGATCACATGCCGTATCTTTTTTGCAAAAGTCGTATCCCTTATGGGATGGAATTCAGCATACCGTTATAAGTTGCTCGGCAAACTTATAAAGTCAGACAACGAGCTGCTGTTTGTTTTTGACCTTACCACACCGGAGATCTTTGTACGCTCTGAAAAGGAAGACGGAAAAATAAAGACATCCCGCACCCCAAGCTATCCGGAAGAATGGCAGAACCAGTTCGGTGTACCTGTGGAAGAACACCAGAGCAGTCTTCAGATCAATATGTTTGACGGATATGCGGTATTCGGCATTTCCGAAAACAGCATCACTTCCACACCGGAAGAAAATCCAGAACATCCAGAAAAGGAGGAACAACACTATGAACAGACAAACCTCTTTGAAGCCGGTCCTTTGCATTGACTTAAAGAAAAACAGAATCCGCATACATAAACTTACGCTCCATATGCTCGGTGACCCTGAGTATATCCAGCTCCTTGTAAATCCCAAAAGCAGCATGATTGCCGTAAGGAAAAGCGTCCGCAGGGATTATCTGGCACACCGTGTACGCACCTGTGGATCTGACAGCCACTACTGCTGTGAATTATACAGTACGGAGCTTCTGCAGGCCCTGCGTGTCACCAACGTGAATCTGGCAGAGAACCAGAGCTACCGTATCTACGGTGCATTAAATTCAAAGGAATGTCTCGCCAGCTTCTCCATGAATGACTGCGTGCTTGTGGATGATACGGCAAGAACGGAGGAAGCACTATGAATGACATGCCAATGCCGGAACTTGTAAAAGACCCGGAATTTACAGACCTTATCCAGCCGAGGAACACACAATACATGGAAGAACTTGAAGAGGATATTTTTGACCACGGATGTACCGACCCTGTATGTGTATGGAACAATATCATCATAGACGGTCATCTCCGCTATGATCTCTGTAAAAGGTGGGATATACATTTCACTTTAAGACGCATCCTGTTTGACAGCCGGGATGAGGCAGTATCCTTTATCTGCCGTACACAGTTAAAACGCACTGACCTTACGGGGGAATATAAGAAATATCTGATAGGCAGAATGTTCCGTGCCGAAATGAATACAGCCGTTGGAAAATTCCTGAAAGAGAATCCTGATAAGACTGCAAACCCTGACGGACAGGTGTCACAGAAATATGTACGCAAGACAGATGTCGCAACCATCATAGGGAATGAATACAATTTTGGTTTTTCCACTGTAACAAAATATGATATCTATGCCCGTGCGGTCGATGACCTGAAACGGAAAAGTCCTGAGATTGCACAGAAGATACTGACCGGAAAACTCCGTGTATCCCATGAGAACATCATAGAGCTTTCCCGTCTTCCAATCGAGGATATAAACGGACTGAAACGTCTGCTGGACAGCGGTTCTATCGACCGCATCGGCTACTCACAGCTCCGGCACGAATTAAGATGGCAGAGGCTTCCGACCGGAAAACCGGATTCACGGAGAATAAAGAGGGAAAAAGCCAGTGCCGAAGCCGGAATCAAACAGATGCCGGCCACGGATCCGGATTCGGAACTCGAAAGCCTTAAATTCACGATCCCTTCATGGTCAAAGACCATATCAAGGACAATGGAACTTACTGATTTTACTTCTACCTCCACCAAAGCAAGGCGCGAAGTGAAAATGTAGCTATTAAACCTGACAAGAAAAATAACAAAACTGCTTTCGCAGCTTGAGGAGGATGATTCGAAATGACAGAAGAACAGATAAACGATGAACAAAGGACAGAAATCGACCTGATGCAGTTCGTACCAAAGGTACACTTTGAGCAGATACCTATCAGAAACCTTGTATCCAATCAGGAATACCAGCGCAACCTTTCACAGCATCATGTAAAAAACGCTGCTTCCCACTTTGACCTGTATCAGATAAATCCGGTAAAGGTCAGCCGCAGGGACGGGATAAATTATGTATTTAACGGACAGCACACCATTGAGATCGTTGCACTTGTTTCCGGCTCCCGTGAAACACCCGTATGGTGCATGGTCTACGATGATCTGGAATATGAACACGAAGCGGATATCTTTGCAAACCAGATGAAATATGTAAAGCCCCTTCTGCCATATGAGATATTCATGGCAAATATAGAGGCCGGTAATGACAAACAGCTCATCATCCGTGATCTGGTGGAGTCCTATGACCTTACCATTACTTCAACAACTGCTCCGGGAGGTATCTGTGCCGTTGCAACACTGGAAAACATCCACGATAAATACGGCTACCATATGCTTGACCATGTGATCCGCCTGATTGCTGCCACATGGGAAGGTGCATCCCAGTCATTCAGTGCAAATATGATGAACGGTCTGGCACGTTTCCTGAATGCATACGGTGATGCCGTCAAAGATGATGTTTTCAAGGAAAAGCTCGGAAGGATATCCATAAAGGAACTTTCACGCACCGCCAAGGACAGGCGTTCCGGCTCCCTTGGATTTGCGGAAGCGATCCTTATCGGCTATAACAAGAAATGCCGGAATCCGCTCCCTTGGGATAAACTCTACACCCACAAGCTCCCGCAGAAAAAAGCCGTGGAAGAAGAACCGTCCGATATCCCGGAACAGGACGATGCTGACCGGATGGATATGGACGGCCAGAGCAGCCAGCTTGACCTGTTCGGATTTCAGGATGATGAGGTTTCCGAATAGTTTATACGGAAACCTTTATCCTGCTTCCTTCCAGAAAGAAGAACTCATATTTCTTTGCACCAAGCACCGTCACTTCCGTAAGGACAAGCTGTGCGATCTCAGGAACAAATCTGCCAAGCGGTTCATTCTCCGTGGCTTCCATCATCTGCTCTGCCCGTATCTTTTCAAGCGGACTGCCGTCTGTCTTCATCTGATTCCATCTTTCCATGAACTTTTCCCTGTCTGCCACCAGTTTATTGAATGCTTTCACAAATCCCTTTTCAAGGTCGGAATTGTCAACATAGGCATTGCTGCATGTTACCTTTCCATCCGTCCGGTGGTTCTTGCACTGCCACTGTACGATTCCCCTTGATTTCCATGAATGTCTTGTAAACAGGCTTTTGCACTCACCGCAGAATACTTTCTCGCAGAACGGCATGCAGTCCGCACCGTAACTGTACCTGTCCGTTCCGTGGTCTTTCATGAACCGTTCCCTGCGTTCAAATTCTTCCTGCACCGCATTCCATGTTTCCTTATCTATGATCCCCTTATGGCTGTCCTTAACATAGACCTGTGCGATCTCCCCGTTATTTTTGACCTGACGCTTGGTAAGGAAATCAGCCGTATATGTCTTCTGCAGAAGTGCATCGCCCATATGCTTTTCCTGTTTCAGGATTCCCACGATCGTACTCGGATACCATTTTGTCTGCCCCAGACACCCAGGGACTTTCTCTTCCGTCAGTTTCTTTGCAATCTGTGCCGGATTGATGCCGATAAGAAAATCCCTGTAGATGCGTCTTACCGTTTTTGCCTGTTCCTTGTTGATGATGAGCTTTCCATTCTCATCCTTGTCATACCCCAAGAATTTGAATGTATTGAGGTGCATCTCACCGTTCTTGAATTTCGTGCGGATGCCCCATTTGCAGTTCTCTGAAATGTTTCTCGATTCATCCTGTGCAAGAGAGCTTAAGATGGTAAACAAAAGCTCGCCCGTGGAATCCAGAGTGTTGATGTTTTCCTTCTCGAAAATAATGCCGATTCCAAGGTTCTTCAGTTTTCTCGAATACATCAGGCAGTCCTGCGTATTTCTGGCAAAACGGCTGATGGATTTTGTTATGACAAGGTCGATCTTTTCCTTTTCACAGTCCGCAATCATGCGTTTGAACTGCTCCCTCTTCTTCGTATTGGTTCCCGAAATACCCTCATCCGCATAGATACCGGCCATTTCATAATTTTCATGGTCATTGATATATTTGGTGTAATAATCGACCTGTGCTTCAAAGCTGTGGAGCTGGTCTTCCTGATCCGTGGAAACACGGCAGTAGGCTGCCACCCTTATCTTCTTTTCCTGTACCGCCCTGCGTCCTGTTTCACGCTGTCGGTTTCTTGCTGGTATAACTGTAACGCTTCTTGCCATTCTTATCATCCTTTCTCTGAATATAAATATCTTTTTTGATTTCTCCCCATCCCCTGATAACGGAATCAGGTATCCTTGTCCCCCTACAGAATGCCACTCCTTTTCGTTTGGCCCCATTGCATATCCATATGACCTTATGGCTTTTCGGATTTACATGGCGGACCAGTCTGCTTCCGCAGAGTCCGCAGAATATATTCTTTCTATACGGATATGCTTCTTCCGTATTTTTCGGTATTGCTTTCGGCACTTTCTTCTTATGCCTTCTTTTCCATGAACTCTCCTTCAGATAGGTGAATTCCTTTGTTCCCTTTACGGAAGGTTTCTCATCAATATACATATTCCCGTCAAAATGCCATGCTTTCCGAAGCACCCCGTCCGGAATGTTTATCCCTTCACAGAACGATTTCCCATGCCGCTTTGTACCGCTGCACCCCCAGTTCAATCTATTGCCGTTACTGTAGATGCGTTTGTAAAGCGGATGTCCGCATTTTGCACAGAAGATCCTGTTCATGTATGGGTAGTTATCTTCCGTAAATTCTTCAATCACCGAACCTTCGGCAAGGTAATCCCGCTTTGCTTCAATGGCATCCTGTGCCTTCTGCCAGAGTTCAGGGGATACGATTGCTTCATGGTCATCCTCGATATACCAAGCATCTACCTCCCCCCTGTTTCTCACCAGTTTTCTTTCTTCATTCACAAAATGCTTATGCATAATGTAATCGCCCTTGTAGATCTCATTTTCAATAAGACGGAACACCGTGCTGTCGATCCATTCTGCACCGCCTGCGGTCTTTACCCCGTTTTCATTCAGATACCGTTTGATTGATGCAGGAGTATATCCGTCTGCTGCCATCTCATAGATCTTTCTTACCCATGCTGCTTCCTCTTCGTCTGCAATATAGACTCCCCGCTCATCCTTCTTAAATCCGAAAGACCGCTCAAGATACTGCACGGGGATCCCTGCCTCGTACTTTCTCTGGTACACCATCTTTGCACCAACGCTTCCGCTCTCGCTTTCTGCCTGTGCAAATGCAGCAAGGATCGTAAGCATAAGCTCGCCTTCCCCTGACAGGGTATTGATATTCTGGAGTTCAAAAAAAACACCAACATTCAGTTCTTTCAGCTTTCGTGTAGCTTCCAGAACGATTGAGGTGTTTCTTGCGAACCGTGATACGGATTTTGTTAATATAAGGTCTATTTTTCCCTTACGGGCATCGGCTAACATCTTCTGCAGACCGGGACGTTTTTCCTTGAATCCTGATATGGCAAAGTCACTGTAAACCCCGGCATACTCGTAATCAGGATTACTGGTAATGACTTCTTTATAATGCCTGATCTGGTTTTCCAGTGAATTTTCCTGTTCATCCGCATCCGTTGAGACACGGCAGTAAGCACATACCTTAAGTTTACGCTTCTGTATGCTGTTTCCTTTCCTTATCTGGATCTCCAAATTCTGCCACTCCTTTCTCTTTGGGTAGTCTATATATCACTCTGAAAGCCAATAATAGCAAGTACAATCTGCGATACCTTTCACCTTTCTTTCCTTGGCATAAACGGGAAAAAATATGGCTGACAGCCATTACTGACCATCAGCCATATCCTTATTTCAGGAGTTCATTTACCCTTTTCTGTACTGCGGAATAATCATATCCGGCAGAGGTGATCCTTTTCTTTCTGTCAGTACCATTTCCCCACTTGCCCCGGATGACCTCCCTTGCGATCTCATCCACTGATTTTCTGGATGGGGAAAGTTTCTTATTCACAATGCCCTGGATTGCAGAATAGTCATACCCCGCCTGTGAGAGC